ACTGCCACCAGATGTAATCTCAACATCCAGCCTGTTACTGGCATCAGTACCACTATTAGTAGAGGTGATAGTCCACATTCCATCTGAAGATGTAGTGGTTTGAGCTAGTGCAGATCCAGATGTTGCATCATCAGCGGAGTCACCAGCATAAACCTTTACCGTTGCTCCATTAACACCAACACCTGAATCATTGTATACATATCCCTTTAGAACAATATCGTCATATGCCATTAGAGCCCCCTGCTCCCTAGTCTAGAATGGTCACGATACCTAAGTGCTTCCTGCACGTAGTATATCGGATTCTCTTCCAAGGAATCTTCGTCTATAAATATAAGTATTATACCCATTGAAGCTAACTGTATCCTGCCAAGGACATCCCTTGTAGCAGTCTCTACTCCCATGCCGTAATGATAATATGTTCCCTGAACATTAATGGCAAGATCAGGTGGGTTCTTAAAGAGGAAGTCTATTACTGCCCCGCCTTTATCCAGCCTACCCCCCATCAATGGATTCTGGTAAACAAAGTCTTCCTCTGGAACCTTGCCAAGCTGGGTGAGTGCTGAATAACATATCCATTCAGGGCCAGAGCCCATCCATGAAGCAGGAGCTTCAGGAATAGACTGGGTGGTCATGGCTCCACAAGCAGTATCTGTGACTGCCCTCTCTCATCATATCCCGTATACTCAAGCCCAGAGGCCGATGCTATATCAACGTAGTAATTACGTGCGCCACCGCTATCATCTCTGAATGTAAACTCAACTAATTGTCTGCTCTCTATAGCAGACACAAGATTGCTTCTTAGTTCCTGTGGAGTTTTATCTTTATACTCACGTGAGAAATCCACAGTAACAGTATGTCCCCACTTGGGTTCCAGTTTTTTACGATACTCAAAAGTCAGGGAGATCATATCCGGGGATAACTTCTTAGCAGCATCTGTATCAGCATCTTCTCTGTTCAATGTGATCTTAAAGCGTATAGCTCTAAAAACAGTGCCATTAAGAACTGAGGCACTATCTCCAAAGTTAAATGTCTGTACGCCCTTTGTAGCACCCATAGTGGACGAGGTAACCTGACCAATAGATCCTGATGGTTCAAGAAATGCGACATCAGATTCCGCATGATCCAGTTGATATACAAGTGTTAGCTTTTCATTGGTGCTTAGATCACTTGCCTCAACCTTTAACTTGAGTGCAAGTTTATCTACCTCTACTTGTCCGGCATCAAACCAAGGTGTGTAATGTTCAGCTGACTTGGCATACTCGAAGTCAGCAAGCTGGGAAGGATTGATAATATCTGAAGCCAGCTTCATATTATAAACATCATTATCAAATACCCACCACAGCCTGTAGCCATCATGTGCATTGCTGACATGTGTATCAAGTACAGGTTTGCCTGTGTCATGGGCGTACCACTTAGCCTGCCATGCTATCTCGTTCCATCCATATATACCACTTGTCCCTGTATCCGGGGGCATGACAGGAGATCCATGACCATGCTGGACAGCACTCCACTGGAAGTTTCCAGTTACCGCATCAGACGCAACAACAGGTGCTGTAGTTGCATCAACCATAGCTAGAAGTTCATTGTGGGATGCATCTATACGCTTGATAGTCCCACGTGCTTCTGATGGTAAGCCATCATCTTTGTCTGGTCCGACAGTAGTAATAACCGCATTGTTAGTTCCATTGACATATTTATATATGCCAAGACCTGCAGGGAAATATACTGAATCCCTCCACTTCCTAGTACCAATCCCATTAAATGGATGGAAGGGGAAGTCAACCTCGGTCTCTACCCACTTTGTGTTACCTGAATCATGGGCAAACAGGCCAACTTTTGTAGAGGCATAGATAATAGAACTACCAGACGCATCTCTGGCTGTGAATAAGTCTGTCACATATCCTGCAGGAAGTGGAAGCAATGCATCTGTAGATGGAGATGCATTGAGGGCAGTGACACTGTATAGCTGTCCGGCATTACTTATAAAATAAAGCCTGTTATTCCACCACACAAGATACTTGGCTGCATGTGTTGTATCTGCAGTCCAGCTTGATCCATCAGTGCTGTATGTGTATCCACCTGTATGTGCAAATACTATAGACACAGTACCGCTTAGCCCAATTGTTATTGTGTCTGTGGCATTTGCAGCAAGAGTTGCTACAACTGCCCATACATCTGTTGCTGATGTATATTTAAGAACCTTGTCATCACAGGTAGCATAAATAGAGTCACTTAACTCTCCTATAACAGCAGATGTTAAGCCTGCTACAGCATGTGCGGAAGATGCCAGAGTTCCATCTGAGCCAGTCTTATTGGCAAGAGGTGGCAGGACAAGGTGTCTCTTATATCTAAGCTGTGCGGTAGACCACCATGTCTTATCTACGTCTACTGCGCCTTCCATCCTCTCTGTGCCAAGTCCACCTCTCCAGTCTGACCATGAGATAACAGATGTGCGTGTCTGTGAATCCCTAGATGTATCTCCTATAGTTACCTTAGGTGGATACAGTGAGGCAAGTACAGCCTGAACAGGTCTGGTGACAGGATAGAAGACATCATTTATAGATACTTCATTATTCTCTATGACCGTAGCCATTATGACGCTGCTCTGACATTAACAAGAAATGGGAAAGCCCTCTTGTTCTGCTCTGACATACCGTAGTAGAAAGCAGCCTGCTGCCTTCTTGCATCTGGATCTGTCGCAGGACCACCTGACATAGATGAAAGTGAAAGTGCGGTAGCCTTATTTATAACGTAGCCGTCATCTATCTCAGAGGTAGCAGAGTCAGAGGTTAACAAGGCAGGCTTGTCGCCTCCCTTGATCTTTAGAAGATTGTATCCCATGAAGGTAACCCCGTCAGTAGTAAAGACTATATCCTGAGCTACCTTATCCACCCTCCACAGCTGACTGGGTACGTCTTTCCATGTAATAGTGTCATTTGCTACGGCCTTGATATCATCAAGCCATACAGTACAGGCACCTAGATCGGAATCATACTCAAGCCCCACAGACACAATCGCTGTATCAGTCTCAGGATTTGCAAGTGCTATCCTAGTATAAGCCCAAGTATCAGCACTCAATGCAGGAACTGATAAGGTTTCTATAGGAGAAGCGCAACTAGCAGTATCATCTAGAAGTATCTTTAGATTGCCAGCGGATGTGGCTACTGTACTCTTAATCCAAAACTCAAGATAGTCATAGCGACTAATATTCAGACTGGTAATAGAATCCGTAGCAATTTGTCCTGCACTGGCAGCAGCTGGAATAATAAACTTATTACTACCTCCTCCAGGCTTTTTGTCTTTGGTATCTATAATTGGAAATAGTAATACACTAGCCCCATCAGAGTGTGTGGCAGCTGTAGTTCCCCCTGCTCCCCTACTAACTGTAAGTGTATTAGAGGATATACTGTCGATAGTCATCTTTTCAGATCCAACCATAATCTGCTGATCGGCTCTGAGAGGAGAGGTACTATCAACAGGAACTGACTTTGATGTTGTACTGGTAATTGCCCCGTCCAATGTAGTTACAACTATAGTGGACTGTTCATCAAATGCAGCATTGCATGTATGCACACTTGTCCACTGCATCTTATCCCGTATCTGGATCTTGTTAATCATTGCAAAGTCAGAAGGCAGATCAAAGCGAGAGTTGTATCTATCTGAATGTAAACTCAAACTCTCTACTGGATCATACGCATGCCCGGTTACATCCAGTATCGCCTGATTGATGAACTCATTAATCATAGTGGGGGAATAGCCATCCCAGAGTTCATACTTGTCTGAGCTTGTTGTGGTAGCAGGCAGGGTTTGCAAAGTAACTGTCCCGCCTGAGACAAAATCAGAGATCCTTCTCTCTAATTCACGGATAGTAGACTGTGCAGCATCATTGTAAAACCACAGATACTTACCGTTGTGTATGTCATTGCCACCAAATAAGAGGGTATCGTTTAGCTGGGTAGCAGAGCCAGTAGAAGTTGCGACTCCAATATGTAATGCTCCGAGGTTATATCCTATAGATTGCCGTATCTCTTGCCGGGTTCTCTTCTGTATAACCAAGGTTTGCCCCCATTAACTGTTTTCTATATCTGATTCTTCAAGGTCAGAAACCCTTGACCTGAGATTAGCTATCAGGGCATCTCTTTCCCTGATTGTGCGTGATAACATCTGCACTTGCAGCTGAAGACTTGCAACCTCATTCATGTTGAGCACTGCATTTATATCCTCAGTGGTCGGGGCAATGACCCCATTGTTACCTGCTAATATATCTTTACTAGTTGTCATATCGCCACTCCAGAATAATAGATTTTATTATTTGTACTTTCTCTACGCTTCTGTGCGTATCCCCTAAACTCACGTATAGCCTTGCCTACTTCTTTTCGCTGGTTAAACGTAGGTTTCTTCTTGGCACCATTTGTCTTTATCTCTATCAGCCAAGTTTCCAGTGCCTGAGCAGCCATATCTTCTATATGAGCCTGAGAGACTGAAGGATCAACAGGTATTTTTATAACGGACCTTCGCCCGGTTTCCTTATCATGGAAATGAAAGGTATGGATAGTTACGGACTCCCCAGTCTCAGCATTGTTTCCTCCTATTACAGAAGAAACAAGGGTAGATCCCTGAGGAGTCCATAAGTCTACTGAATTCACTCTAGTATAGATTCATCAACATAACAGTGTGATACTCATCGTTCACACCTGCTTTACCATGTGTCCTAGCAAGAGCAGGAGTTGTGTCTGCTCCAACAGCAAGTAACGAACCTGCGTGGTTAGAGCTAGCACCAACAAGTGTGCCAACGGCAGGTGTTCCGTCCATAGCAGCTACACCCATGCCTGCAACTTGTACCCATCCAAAGTAGTTAGCGGCAATCTGGCAAACTGCAAGACCTACAAACCGCCCTGCTACAGCAGCAGGAGCTACTACTATATCTTTGTAAGGACTTTTGATTAGACCTGCTGTCTCTGTTCCGTTAGTAACTGCAATAACTGTTCCATCAGGCTCATCAAGAGTAAGCGCTAATGTAGCAGAGCCGTCCGCCTGAGGGTGGCTCTTAATCTTGTAAAAGACTCTTGACCCTGCTGTTGAAAGTGTAGGTAAGTTAAAAAAGAGATATCCCTCTTTATATAGATTCTTTGCAGCAGCGGTTGCACCAAGCGTAACGGTAACTGAACTAGCACCAGCAGAAGTTGTTGCTACCGCAAGGTCTTCATCATGGTTACCAGCAGGAGCTTCACTTGCTACAATCATTCCTTCCTCAACAGCAGTACCACCATTCTCTACATATCTGTACTTTCTGCCATCTGGAAATGCCATC